GACTCTACCTACTGCCTGTGCCTTCTCAACAATCATCTGTTTCAACATCGAGGCTATTTCCATACCTCTTAGTTTTAATGTTTTAAGTGTTAAAGGGTGACCACCCCTTGTAACGGCCATTCCTAACAATCTTTGAGTATTTTTCAATGCCATTGTTCCTATTTCTCTCAATCTAAGAACCATACCTTTTTTGGTCAAACTCTGAGCGATATATTCTTGTGCCAATTGTGCTTTTTGTCCCATCGTTCTTGCCTTTTCTATCATATAAGCTTTTTTATCAATGAGAAGTTTTCCAAGTGTCAATTTCTTTGATTTACCAATCTGCATATTCATCAATGCATTAACGAGTTTAAATGTACTCATTGCGGATACAGCTATCAATAGAGCTTTACCTAAATATTCAATCTCAAGTATAAAGGTTACAATACTTCCAAAACCAACTAAAATACCACCAACTGCAGCTGCCAATAGTATGAATGGTGATAATATTGCTAATGCTATAGGAATTAATGGTTCAAGACTTGCTACTGCTCTTGCAAATAAACTATTCAATCCTTGTATTACTGATGCAACCATATCCTGTCTTTCTTTTTGTCCTTCCGTCATATTGTTTAGTTTTTCTTGGTTGGCTACCATCTTTGCTAAATCTTGAACACTAACACCAAATGCCTTTGCCATAGCTTGTCGTTGTATGACATTCATTCTGTCGAATTCAGCCTGACTACCAACTTGACTGACAATTTCTCTTTGCATACCAGCTAAATCACCTGATAGTGCTAACTCCCTAGCCTTATCGGTATTTATCATCTTACCCGTTAACATACTGGCTTCCATTTGGTCATTAATCGAAGATTCAAAATCTAATAATGCGTCTGCAGCTCCTGCGACGGTTGACATATTAACACCAAGTTGTCTCGCTCCAATAGCGGCCTTAAATACATTTTCACCACCATCCCTAGCAAACTCGGCGAACTTATCAGCGTTTTGTGCAACATCATTCATGATTGAAGCGGGTGCAACTCCACTAGCCTGTGCTAAAGCGGCAACACTTTGTAGTTGTGAATTTACGGCTTCCATACTCGATACACCAACTGCCATCATATTGACTGCTAGTAATCCAGCGTTCTCCCCACTTATACCCAATGTGGCGTTCATCTGTGCAAATGCTGTAATATTTTCTTTCGTGACTTGACTTACACCACCCATGTTATCCATGATACCTTGTGCACCTGCCTTTACATCCTCTGCACTTACACCCATCAATTTAAATTCGAGTGCGGTAGTGTTTAATACTTTTTGTAATCCTGCGGCTTCCGTAAAGGTCAACCCCATTTCCTTACGAGTCTCCATCGTACCCTTGAAGAATATTTGTGCTAACTTACCAGCAACTGCTAGTATTGCGACTACTGGTAATAAACTCGTTAGAACACCACTTGACATCCTATTCATACCCTTGAATGCTACACCCATGGCCTCAACACCTTTCTTAATCCTATCAATGGAATCTTTCATGGCCTTTGAAACATTGGTTACGGCGAGTCCAAAGTTCATATTATTGACCTTCTTACCATTTTCGGTGGTCTGTTCCAATGAGTTCGCTATGGTTTGTGTAATATTACCTTGAAAATCTTCAATTATACCACCCAAGTTTAAAAATTCACTTGCTACTCCACCAAACGGAAGTGCTTCCATACCTGTCTTTAACATATTCAATGGTTTAGACATATAATCTATGGTTGCGGCTGTTAGTTTGGAATGATGGTTTTGTTCTCTCGTTCTATCAACTAATGCCTGTCCCTCTTTAACATTTTTGTTAGCAAACCTTGACATTACTTTTAATTCTTTTGATGCAAGTGCAAACTCTGATGCGTCCATCTCACCAGCTTCATATGCCGCCTGAATAGAAGGTCCTAATGTATTTTTAATGTAATCTGCTTCTCTTTGTCTTTGTTTTAAATTCTTTTCAGCATCTGCTGTCATATTGACAAAATCACTCGTACCAATGGCATCATAGTTTTCTGCTAATTTCATCGTTAAATCAAGGGTTTCACCACTACCCATTATTAGACTTTCGTAATCCTTACCTTGTTGTTTTAAAACATCATTACCATTTTGTAGTAAATCGTTGGTAGGTTTAATACTCGCTTCAATTTCTCGTTGTTTTGCTGGTATGTCCAGTATTGTTTCCAAGAACCCATGTGCCATTTGATTTGTCTTGTAATAACCCATAGAGGCCTTTTGGATACCACTACCAACTTTTCCTATTTCCGATGATATTTGTTTTTGTAACCTTGCCTGTAAGGATGATAGATTTGCTGATTCTGCGTACTTTTGTTGAAGGTCATCATTTTTTTTGTTAGTGTCTGAAATTAATTTTTTAATCCGACCACGAATTTTGGCGTGTTCCTTTAGTTCCTTAGTTACATCAATCTCGTATTTTAACCCCTTTTCCTTTATTTGGTTAATTTTTTGTTCTGTTGCCTCAAGTTCGGCCTCAAGACTAATTCGCTTTTCGTATAGGGCATTTTCTTCCTTTATTTTTTTAGTGTTTGCCTGTGGGATGAGGGTGTTTTCTTTACCACCCCATAGTATTATTTTATCGGATTTACTTGAGGTCATTTTGTTTCCTAAACGAACTTACCTTGCTTTCTTAAATCAGCAGTAGATGTTCCTTTTTTACCAGTACGGGCTTTCATGTATTTGTCCGCTGCTTTTCTAAACTCTTGGTTAGATTTATCTGCCTTTTTTGCAAGTCTCACTAACTCAGGTGATGCTGTCTTCAGTATAGGTTCTACTTTTTTCAACCTACCTTTCATGATGGCATCTAACATCTTGTCAATGATACCTTCGATTAGTTGTGCTTCTGTTAATTTTGATTTAGATGAGGCCATTGTCATCTCCTTGTGTAATTTAATATTTAAATCGATTTGATTAGTTGGTATAACTCAATAATAAATATCAGATTATGGAAAAATTAACGGCCTCTTGAGATACCTGGTCGAGAAATTCCAGGCGATGATTTCTTGTTTGCCTTGTCGTATTCCTTCTTCTCGTTGTCGTAGAACTCTTGTGCTTTCTTGATGTAAAAACGGCGCAGATAGGTTGGCATATTATATACTTCTGTAAAATGAAAACCACCCTTTCCGTGAAAGCAAAGGGAGAAGATTTGGTCGTGTATAGCGGGCTTATCCTCTGCCCGCAGGCCAAAAAAACTCGACATTCAATGGAATATCCATTTGGGTTTCGTCGCCAGTAGATTCACTTATAAATGTAAAAGTCAAATCTACATCAGGTGTTATTTCCCTTAGATGTTCTCTTAATGCCAATGAGTCTCTTGAAAGTAGTTCATAATCCACGAATTCATTGATTCGTTTAGGTGTTTGGTCTCCATCAACGGACAAGATTGCCTTTTTCAACCTTGTTGTGATTTCACTCGTCACTCCACTTGCTTTCTGAAACTTCTTTAATGCCTTTAACTCCTCTTCTATCTCTTTTTCATCTTTATGAGTTAATAGTTTGAAAGTTATTTTAACTTTCGATGCTGGTAAATCCAATTCGAATTCATTTTGACCTTTTTTAAATAACTTTTCATCAAGTTCTTTGTCCTTGATTTGGGTTAGGTCAAAAGTTTCTTCTTGTTTCTCACCTGTGTTTGGGTCTTCCACTTGAACTGAATAATCCTTACCATATCCAAGTATTCTTGTAGCAATCATTATTGCATTTTTGTCACCCAATAGTAAGTCATCAAGTTTTACCTTTTCATCGATAATAACACTTTCCATCAACTTATCCAAAACTATTCCCTTTTGAATAAGATTACGAGAGGTCAAGATATCCTCTTCCTTGGCTGTCATGTATTTGATTTCGATTTGACCACTCGAACACGGATGGTCTTTCGGATACAATAAGCCCTTTGAAGGCAAATCAACGACCTCTGATGGAAACTTGCGTTTCTCTTCAGCCATTATTATTTCTCCTAATTAAACTGATTAGTTTGTTTGTGATTAAAACCTCACTTTTTTTTATAACAAGTTGCCAGACCTATTATAGTTTTTTTACTCCTATACTAAGATTAGAATTGTAGTATTGCGTAATCGAATCTAAGAGTCAATGTGATATCGACTGGGTCTGTAGCGTTTGCCCAATCCAAATCACCAAATGTTGCGTTGGTAATGTATGTTCCCTTGAGTGTCCATTCCTCAACTTTATCACCCACAGGTCCTAAAACATTAAAGGTTACATCTTTTTTATAAAAGTCTGAATAACCATCACGACCAGTTACGGATTCATGAGATAATCTCACCCATTCCATAACGGCTTGTGCTCCACTTGGAACAACAGGATCGTAAAGTGTTATTTCTAATTCTTCCCAAGCTCCCTTACCTTTTATATACCTCTTCACATTGATGTGGTCGAGTTCGATGGTCTCGAAAGCTATGGTTGGTCTGTTCGCTGTTTTAATCAAATAAGAAGGGATACCCTCAATGTACATGATGTATCTGTTCTTCGTCTTTGGTTCAAACGGAGTGAACATTATTTCTGACGGATCTAATAAGTCTGGCATTTCATTTCTCCTAAATTAAGAATGTCTATTCTTATATAAATATCATAATTTCAAAAAAACATCAAAATGGTGTTTTAGAAGTTTTTTAGAAGTTTTTGTTTTTCTCTCCATAATAAATATTTTAAGGCAATAAAAAACCCCACAAAAAGTGGGGTTTTCTATGTAGTTTTTCCCTTATTAACTTGGGAAAGCTGCTCCAGTCGGTAAGACAACGAAGTCCAACACGATAAACTCAGCAGTTCTCGTAGGTTGAATAAAGATTTGACCAACCAACTGATTTCTGTCTATGACATCAGGTGTGTTGTTGGTGTCATCCATAACAACTCTAAACGCGGATAAACCACTATTAGCTTGTACTGACTCCAAGAAAGGATTCACAATATTGAGGAATCTGTTTCTTGTAGCAGATGTGTTTTGTTCAAATACTAAGAATCTTGAAGAAGATGCAATAAATTTCTTCAATCTAATTAATAGTCTTCTTACATTGACTCGGTCAAGTGCTGATGGACGACCTTGTAAGGTTTTCTGTCCCCATACACATACACCTTGTCCAGGAAAGGATGCGATTGGGTTGACTCTTGCTTCATACAGAGTATCTCTTTCTGCGTGTGTTAAACGAGTCTGAGCTTCTGTTACAGTTGTCAATCCACCACGATTCAATCCAGCAGGTGCGAACCATTCATGAGCTACCCTATCGGTAAATGCGATAGTTCCAGCTAACACTACTGATGGTGGAACCCATACAGGTAGGTTAGTGTTTCTATCCCTTATCTTAACCCAAGGATAATAAGTAGCGGCGTAGTTAGTATCGAGTGCTTCGATAGCTGCAGTTGCGTCACTTATACTCGCATTATACTTAACACAATCCAAGATATAGAATGTATCACCTCTTTCCTCAGCTTTTGTTATCGAGTGATTAGTAATACTTGAGTGTAGATTATGAATCACACCTGGTGTTACCAACATATTGATATCAAATTCATCAGGATTACTTATAGCGTTTATAGCTTTCTTATAAGCAGTATATCCGTCTGCTGATGTTGATGATATATCAAATCCTTGTGTGTTAGTGGATACGATATTTTCTGCTGTCAAGTGTGGGTTAGCTGGATTATCTCCATCATATCCACCTTGAAATGGAACAACGAATCGTCTTTGGTCAATATGTGAATTGTCCAAAGTGATTGCTTCTGTTGCGTCAGCAAATGTTTCAGTTGAAGGTTTAATACTATTTGTACCATTGAAGTCTTCAAGACTCATTGTTACATGACCACCAGTTCCTGCGTTGTTAGGTAATGGTGATAAGTATTGGTCAGCATCTGCGTTAGCGAAGTCGTGTCCATAAAGAACATTCACATCAGGTGCCCCATTTGTATTCAACTGATTATTTTTGAACTGCCACACAGGTACTAAACTTCCACCAGCTGTTGGATTAGTTATTGCTGCGTGTCCCATTGGAACCAATACTTTTGGTATAGCTCCGTTAGCTATTTCAGTAAAGTCACTTACATAAATGTGTTTGGAACGATTATCCCAATCACCATTGTAGGTTAATTTACCATCGGAATCAATTGTCACAAATCTATCACCAATTCTTCTAGCAAAGTAATTAGCACTTTCAGGATCGAAGTTTAGATTGTCAAATTGTTCTAATATATTATCAGTTGTTAAACCTTTATCATTTAAACCAGTCTGTCTAACTTGAAGTGAAAATGAACCATAATCACTACCAGCTATTGAACCAGCCTTCTTAATTGCCACTATGACAATTTTTAGTTTGTTGTTAACATCACTTCCGTGTGAACGAGTATTAACTTTAAACAGATTATACCTAGCACCACCTATTACTTGTGATTGTATACTTGGTGTAGATGCGTTGTTAAAAGTTGCACTTGTGAAGTCAACAGCACTATGTGTACCAGTTGCTACTGATGCGGTTGTCGAGGCTAGAGTTGAGTAATTGTACAAAGTCCTTAGATTACTTACATTGTGTTTGAATGATTTATACAAATAAACACCTACTGTATTTAATCCTGACTTTTGAACTTGTGGGTCTTTAGAAAAGACATTTTCATAAAAGTTAGCACTTGAAGTGTTAAACGATAACGGATAATTTCTACCTGCTAAAGTACTACCACTTACATTTAGTGTAAAACTTTCATAATCACCACCATGTAATGTTGGATTACTTGTTACTGTACATTCCTCTAATCTGACCGTTCCATTAGTACCACCACGAGATGGTGCTAAGACAAAACCTACCGAACCACTGGCTGCGGCCTGTTCTGAACCACTAGCAACACTACCAGTAATATTTACTTGAACAAAATCGGCTGAATATCCACCCGTATTAAGAACACGGACAATCGTTACTTGTCCAGCACTTCTTAAATATTGTTCAACGGCGTAAGGTGTATAAAAATCTTTGGTCGTGGAACCAAACATCTCTTCAAACTCAGAAAAACTTGAAATCATAGTTGGAACAAAAGCAGGTCCTTTGATAGTAGGTCCTACAATAGCTGCTCCGATTTCTGCTATTCCTTGCGGAAGAAATGAAAGGTCACGCTCACGAGTAAATACACCCGGCGAAACGATTCTTTCTGCCATTATTTATCTCCCAATTTATTATTATTTCATGAAATAAAACATAATTGTTGGCCAAATAAGACCAAAAATGTTTAAATATAAATATAGCACAAAAATCCCAAACGATTGAATCGTAGGGATTTATCTGTCTACTGTTCAGTTGTTTCTTGAGCGTTTGGTGTAAACACACCTGTATTTGGGTCTAATTGACCTGGCCCATACTTTTCATTGAGTTCTGCAACCAACTTTTGTTCAGTTTGCTGAAGTTGTTTATATTCTGTTTCCAATCTAACTTCTGTTTCATCCAAGGCTTCAACTTGTTGTTGTAAAAGAATTCGTTGAACTCCCAACTGTCCAAATTGTGTTTGTTTTGTTTGATAACCTGTGTTTAAATCACCTAAAGACTTTAATTCATCTTCGGTAAACTTAATTTCAGAAGTCTGTTCTTCAACTTTTTTTGCTAGTTTAGACTCTTCTGTAACTGCCATAACTTTTATCTCCTATATTATGAGTTTAAAATAAATATATATACGATTTCTCAAAAACTAAACTTTTTTCTTTAATTCTTCGACCTCATCTCGTAATTCTTTTACACTTTGTATTAATAATGGTACTAATCGTTTATAATCAACACCCAAATAACCATTTTTTCTTTCTGCAACAACTTCAGGATGTATTTTTTGTATTTCTTGGGCTAAAACACCAACATCATGTCCTCTTTCTTGTGCCCATCCTGGTGATTTATCATTCCAATCGAACTCATAACCATTTATACCATCTATCTTGTCTAACGCCCCTTCAATCACTTTGACATTGTCTTTCAATCTTTCATCTGATGCGTTAAATGCGACTATATCACCATCTGCTACTATATCACCACTTGCAGATATTGCACCTTCATTACCACCGATTGAACCACTCACATAAAGACTACCAGTGATGGTTGTTCCAGCAGATGTTCTTACCTCACCCGTTACTGATACACCGACATTGGTGGTTTGAAGTTTTGTACTATTATTATAATTTAAATCTACTGAATTGGCTGCGTTCAGAACCATCATGGTCTTGGAACCAGCACCATTTTGAAATGTTTGTGTTCCTGACCTATAGAATATCGTACCAGTTCCGTCATCTTTTATGTAAGTATTTGAACCATCATGGTAAATTTTTAAATCTTGTTCATCACCAATACCTATACCTTGTACACCATCACCAACTCTTACAGTTCCAAATGAACCAGTTGTATCGTGGGAACCACTTATATTTCCACCAAAGGCACCTAAATCATTTTTAAGTATATTTCCTTGATTACCCATACCACTATGAGAGGTACATTTATAAAATAGTCGATTAGCGGTTGCCTTTGTTACTTGTATTTGAGTATAAGCTCCACTTGTACCAGGTGTTCCACTCGTAGTGACACCAGTTGTATATGACGAACCATCTTCCTCTAAACTAAATGCGAAAGGGTGTCCATCATTTGAGCTATCTGATTGGTCAAAACGATAAATTTTTCCCTCACTAACAACCAAATTAGGAGTTGTGGCTCCTTCAAAAGCGTAATGGTCACCACCATCATCAACTACGGTGACCTCTATTATTTCGACCATGTTTCCTATAAAATGGGTACTTGATGTAACTGCTCCAAACAATGGTTTGGATGTTGTACTAACTTGTTGGTCTATATCTTGTACATTTGACGCGGCAGTTTCGTTTATTTCTGAATCACCAATCTGTATGGTATTTGCTGTAACTTCAACTCTTCCAAATGAACCAGTCGATATCGCAGAACCTGAAATCTTATTATCACCAATGAGAATATCAGAAGTTGGTTCCAATGAAATATTTGCTGATGATATTATTTTTAAATCAGTAGATACATCAATGTAATTATTAGCCCCATCTATTTCTAATCTATCTACTCGTGTGTTACCACCAGTCAATACAAGTAAATTACCAGTTTGAGTTGCAGTGAAATCTCCACCATCAAAATTAATTACACCACCTTCACCTAAAAATAAATCACTAAATTGTCTTGTTTCGGTTCCAAGAGAAGAGCCATCGTTGGTAACAGGAACTATGTTCCCACTTGCAGAAATATGGTTAAATTCTGCGGTGCTACCCGATACTATTACTTTTTTCCAACTTGCCACTATCTTATCTCCTTAATATAATTATGAGTAAATCCAAATAGTTCCATCACTATTTATTGCGATTTCCCCAACACCATATTCTTTATCTCCATCAACAGGTGCGTCATTATCACCGAGTGATTTTACTGTAACAACATGCTCCAAAGGTGTTACTGCCGTTGTTATTGAACTAATACCTTTAGCAACAGCCCATCTTTGGTCATTTTTATCGTGATATAAAGCCGAACCCGAATCTACAGCTGACCCACTTTGTATAATTAGTCCACTATCTACATTTGTACCTGCAGAACCAGTTGCCGTAAATATAAATTGGTCACCAACTGCTAAATTCGTTGTAGAAAGTGTTGTAGTGTCTCCATTTACTACTAAATTACCCTCTATGGTTGCGTTTGTTGATACTGTAAGTGCTCCAGTAACATCCACTCCTCCCGCATCTACTCTCATTCTTTCTGTATTATCAGTATCGAATAAAATTACATCATCAGTTCCAAAATCAATTGTGTTGTTTTGTGAATTACCACCAATCACAAGTGAATTGTTTTTAACAGATGTAATCGTGGTCTGTGCTACCTCAACGGCAAATGTTCTATCAGAACTTAAATCTCCACCACCACTCAAACCATCACCTGCAGTTAAATTTCTTGCTTGTAAGGTATCTATATTACCCTCTTCTGTGGTCAATCTTGTTGATATGGATGAACTTGCTGCTGTAAACGAACCACTAATATTTGTTGAAAATGTAGAATCTGAAAAATCTATTCCTAAGTTTTCAGAACCTTCATCTTTCAATCCTGTTCCAGCAAAGTCACTTACATCCACATCTATTGTAACCGAACTACCAAGAGTTACAGCACCACCTGTTTTCAAACCATCACCAGCAGTAATGGTTACTGCATCTTCTGCTAATTTAGCAATTGGTATTTCGTCATTATCTATTTCAGCAACTACCACTGCCGCAAATCCATCTGATACACTCGAAGCGTTCAGTTGACCACCAACTTCAAGATTACCAGCTATGTCGGCTGCACTAGCTGTAATTCCACCACTTGCAGTTACACTTCCAGTTATCTGTAAATCGGCGGTTGTGGCTTCAAAAGAACCAGTTGTTCGAAATATACCACTCGTAATTCCACTTAAATTTGCACCATCACCTATAAATGAACCAGTAAATGAGCCAGTAATGTGAGAACCACCAATAGTAGAGGCATTTGTTAAATATTGAAAAGAACCTGAACCCCACCTTTTTGAGGCGGTTCCTAAACCACCTTCGAGGTCGGCTCTTGGTACTATATTCTTTGTTGCCATTTAGATTCTCCTAATCTTAAATAAATATTTATTTTTTAAGTTCTCGGTATAATATCGTTATTATCATCATATTCATAAAAAACACTAATCCCTTCACTTGTATCAGATGGTTGTATATCACCATTTCCATCCTCATCGAATACATTTGTTAAATCTGCTCCTACTATTGTGGCGGTAACATCATCTCCATCTGTCGCAGCGGTAACACCACTTCCTACAAAATTAATACTTGATACTGCAGTTGTCAAGTTACTACCCTCATCCTTTATTGTTATGGGAGAGGTAACCCCACTCAATCCACTACCATCTCCTATAAAGGAACCACTAAAAAGTGAACCACTTATGACGGTTGTACCTGTCATGTCGACAATAGAAGACGATACTGTAAGTGAACCTGTTATCTCTAAATCATTAGTGGTGTTGAATGATGAACCAGTAGCTACAAATATTCCTGCAGTTTCTGCTCCTGCTGATGCACTTGGGAAGAAAAAATCACTCCAACTAACCGAAGCTCCACTCTTTGAAGCTTTAATCAATCTATCCTCTGACTGAATGTATATAATTTGTCCATCTTCAACCCTTTGTACAGTTATACTACCCGTACTTGAACCACTTGGTATGGTTCTAAAGGCACCTGCAACTAATTTCACATCAGTCAATTTGATGTTTCCTAAGACTCCTAAATTTTCACCAAAACTTAATGCCATTTATCTCTCCTATACCTCACTTGATGGTGCTGAACCACTTGATGATAATAAGTGATAGAATTGTGTTGGGTTTGTACTAGCGTCAAGTGCGAAAATCATTCCCCACCTATCGTTACCAAATACCTTGACTCCAGCATCAGTTCCAAAATAATGTAATCCTGCAGTTACAGCTTGGTCACTTGATGCATTATCGTTAAAAACGGTAAATTCTTTAGCTGTGCTACCACCCAATCCAGCCCTTAAACTTGCAGGTTTTTGAAATACTTGAGATGATGATGGATACAATAGTATAAATTGATGTCCATTATCACTATTACCACTTAAATTAATATTACCAAATTGTCTTACGGTGGAATGACCA